CGAATATAATCCTCCACGTAATATGAGTAAGGCTGAACGTATTGCTTCTACATTAGAACCACGTTATAGCAACAATCAAATATTACATTATAAAGGTGGTAATTGCCAAACATTAGAAGAAGAATTAATGATGAATAATCCTGAACATGATGATATTAAGGATGCATTAGCTTCTTGTATTGAAATTTGTAAGCCTCCATTATCTAGTCGGGCATGGGGTAAACGTACAAACGTAGTTGCTTTTAATTCAAAATATGGTGGCGTAGCCTACTAAAAGGAAATCAAGAATGAATGAAAATATTCAAGTAAGTTATAAAGACGATAGTTTAGCTAATAAAATTGCTGATATGTGGACACGGTGGGATACTGCCCGTAGTGTTTGGAAAGACGATCAGCAAGAACTACGTAATTATATTTATGCCACTGATACACGTAAAACTGCTAATAGTAAGTTGCCTTGGAAAAACTCCACTGTAACCCCTAAACTTACGCAGATTCGTGATAATTTACATGCCAATTATATGGCTGCATTATTCCCATCTGAGAACTGGTTTTTCTTTGAAGCTACAGATAAGAATGAAGAACTAGCAAAGAAACGACAAGCAATTGTTAATTATTTAAAACAGAAGTTAAAAGCTTCTGATTTTCAACTATTAGTATCACAACTTGTATATGATTATATTGACTTTGGTAACGTAGTAGTTACATATGATTATGTACGTGATGTTATTAGCGATAGTAATGGTAATGTAGTTAACAGATATATTGGCCCTAAAGCCTATCGTATTAACCCTAATGATATTGTCTTTAACCCATTAGCTGAAACATTTAGTAAAACACCAGTAGTAAGACGCATGTTAAAGTCTATTGGTGATTTAATGTCCGACTTAGAAACTAAACCTAATTTAAATTATAACAAAGCAGTCGTAGAAAAAGCACTTACTTTCCGTCAAAACTACAGGGATGACCCTGAGTTTAAGAAAGAAGTTAATATGGCTATTGATGGTTTTGGTAGTGCTGACGAATATCTAGATAGCGATATGGTGGAACTATTAGAGTTCTGGGGAGACATTTATGACCCAGATACTAAAACATTATTACGCAATCAACTAATTACTATTATTGACCGTAAGTGGGTATTACGTAAACAACCTAATCCATTATGGACAGGTAATAAACCAATGCACCACTGTGGTTGGAGGTTGCGTACAGACAACTTATGGGCACAAGGGCCTCTAGACCAGTTGGTAGGTATGCAATATCGTATTGACCACCTAGAAAACTTGAAGGCTGACGTATTTGACCTCATTGCCTATCCTGTCATGGTAATTTATGGCAACACTGTCGAGGAATTTGAATATGAACCCGGAGCAACTGTATTCGTTGGAGATGAGGGTAAAGTAGACTTCTTACGTCCAGATGCTTCAGCATTGAATGCAGACATGCAGATTAATGAGTTGATGAACCGTATGGAAGAACTAGCTGGTGCACCTAAGCAAGCTATGGGTATTCGTACTCCCGGTGAGAAGACCAAGTATGAAGTACAGAGCCTAGAGAATGCTGCTGGTCGTATTTTCCAAAGCAAGGTTAGTTGGTTTGAGCGTAACATCCTAGAGCCTTTGCTAAACGGCATGTTGGCAGAAGCTGTACGGAACTTTGACGGTGTAGAGCGTATTCGTGCCATTGACGAGGAATATAACACAGAAAGCTTTGTGGAAATCACCAAAGATGACTTGATGGCTGAAGGTAAGATTTATCCCGTAGGCGCACGTCACTTTGCTGACCAAGCACGTTTTGTCCAAGAGTTGTCTCAGACAGTAGCTGCTGTACAGGCTATTCCTAGCGTAGCTGCACACATCTCAGGTAAGGCAATCGCCAAGGCACTTGAGGAGAACTTAGGTTGGCAAAACTATAAAATTGTACAGGATAATGTTATGATCTTTGAACAAGCTGAGACACAGCGGTTGATGAATCAAGTATCTGAAGACATTCAGACCGAAGCAGCCGTTAACCCAGAGGGGGTTGACATGCCTCCAGAAATGATGTAATATGAATAAATTACTATTAAATAATAGACCTGAAGATAGTAGTGTTGAAGAATTTACTAAAGCTTGGAATAATAGTAGTTATAGTTTAGAAGCTTTATATAAAACAATACTAGTATTAAAAGAAGAATTAAATACAATTAAGAAAGATGACTTTGATTGTCCTAACCATTATGCTAAATTAGCATACAATGCTGGACAAATTAAGGCATACGACTTTATCGTTTCATTGTTACCTGATTCAGCTAAATAGGTAACGTTTTCAAAATAAGTGCACACTAAGGCATTTAACTTTTTAGGAGCTAATCCGCATGACCAATGCAACAATTTTTGGTGGTGAGAATGACAATCAAACCACTACGCAGCCAGCAGCGACAACTGATGGGCAACTTTTTACCGCACTTGTCGGTGAAAATCAGAAATATAAAACACCAGAAGAATTGGCTAAAGCCTATGCTAATGCTGACCAGTTTATCGAAACCTTGAAAGAGGAAAACCGTAAACTACGTGAACAGACAGCAGCAGCTAAAACCATTGATGAGGTGTTGGAACGTATGTCAAAGCAAGGCAATGCACCAGAGAACGACAATCCTCCTGTTCAGGGAATCAAACCTGAAGATGTGCAACAGCTTGTAGAGAAGACGTTAGCGGGACGTGAAGTAGCTAAAACAAAGGAAAATAATCTGTTGTTAGCCGATAAACTTATGAAAGATAAATTCGGTGAGCGTGCAGGTGATATTTTTAAACAACGTGCAAATAACCCTGATAAAGCACGTATCCTTATGGACTTAGCCGCAACCGACCCACAAGAGTTCGTATCTTTATTTGGTGGTGGTGTTTCAAACACTGCTAACACTATGGATACTGGTTCTATGAATACAACTTCAGTACCTTCTACTGGTGGAGATAGGTCAAACATTGAAGGGTCTAAAGAGTGGGCCGCTAAAGTTCGCAAAGAGAATCCATCTATGTATTGGTCACAAGACTTCCAGTATAAGTTGCAACAAACTGTTACTAAAAACCCATCCCTATATTTTGGGACTTAAGGAGAATTAAATGGCTGGTGTAGATTATGCAAAGGTTAATGACCATCTAGTTCGTGCTGAACTATGGTCTGCCGAATTGAAAGATATTTTACAAGAACAATTGATGGGTACGAAATATGTTCGTATGCTCAATGGTTTCCCCGATGGTAACCAGTTTACCATTCCCTCTATTGGTGAGTTACCAATGCGTGAGACTGCTGAAAACACCCCCGTTGTATATGATGCAATGGATACTGGTGAATTCACTTTCACAATTGATCGTTACGTTGAATCTGCTACTTACATCACTGATAAGGCCAAGCAGGACAGCTACTACGCTCAACAACTAATTGGTATGTTCCCTACCAAGATGCGTCGTGCTTTAGATGAGAACTTAGAATCTTCTGTTTTCTCTTTAGCTAACCAACAAACTTCAGGCAATGCCAACTCCATTAACGGTGCTGACCATCGCTTCGTAGCTTCTGGTTCTACCAACACTGTGTTGTCCCTAGACGACTTTGCTAAGGCTAAATACGCTTTAGACAAGGCTAACGCTGGTGGTACACGTGTTGCCATTATTGACCCATCACAAGAGTTTGTGTTCAACAAGTTGGTTGGTGCACAAGCTTTCACTAACAACCCTGCTTTCGGTGGTATTGTTAATGGTGGTTTCGTTAACGATGTAACTGGTATGCGTTTCGTTAAGAACATCTTCGGTTTCGACGTCTATGTTTCTAACTTCCTACCTGCTGCTTCTGAAGCTGCTTCCTCAACCTTGGGCGGTGTTACTGTTCCTGCCACACCTACCGTGAACTTGTTCATGTCTGTTGGTGGTGACTTAACTCCCTTCGTTGGTGCATATCGTCAAATGCCTCGTGTAGAATATGAGCGTAACAAAGACTTACGTCGTGACGAATACGTCATGAACGCACGTTTTGGTTTGAAGCTATATCGTCCTGAGTGTTTGGTTTCTGTTATCACCAAGAACACCATCTAATACTGAAAGGAATATAAAATGACTCGTGCTTCTACATGGACTAATGCTGACGGTTTGGTTGTCGGTTTTGGTCGCAATACTCCTCAACTAACTGGTGCTGATGCCAAGAACTACGGTGGCGTAGGCGGTGCTAAGACTGCTGTAGTTAAGTTTGGCTATGCTGACATTAACGCTGCTAGTGCTGTTAACGTTCCTGTACCTGCTGGTGCTCGTATCCTAGATGTACGTCTAGTGATTGACACAGCTTGGGCAGGTGCATCTAACGCACTAATCGTTGGTGACGGTAGCGACACTGACGGCTTCATCACCACTACTGCTGGTGCTGTTGCTAGTTTAACCGCTGGTGCTGTTGTTAATAGCGATGGTGTTTACACCTACGACAACACTGCTGACGGTGATACTACTGCTGCTGAAATCAAAATCTATTCTTCTGCTGATACTATTGACGTAGCTTCCGCAGATACAGATTGGACTGCTGGTTCAGCTAGCTTGGTTGTTACATACCTCTAATGTAACTAAGAAGGGGGCGCAATGCCTCCTTCTTTTCTTTTGGAGACACAATGGCGACTATTCAACATTCTGCATTAACTGACCCTGAAGTACATGAGCCTAAAGACATTACAACTGCTGACGCAGGTTCAGTATATGTAGCTGATGGTGCAGGTAGTGGCGCATGGCAACAACCCGCAGGTCATGCCTACGGTGAACTCTACATCTCAGAAGGTGCTACATCACAAACACTAGCCGCAGCTAGTGGCACTGCAAAACTAAATCCCACTGCTGAGTGGACTACTAATGGTAATGCTAACGTTACCTTATCTGCCGCTAACGGCACAATTACAATTACACACCCCGGTGAATACGCATTAAATTTCTGGATTACTTTTACTACAGCCGCAATTGCATCTGGTGCTAAATATCGTTTCTATTATGCAGTAAATGGTACACACAGCACACGTAATGTGTATGTTGCTAAAACTAGTAACGGTGTAGATACACTACATTGTTCTGCTAACGGAATTGCTACATTTGCAACTAACGATGTAGTTACAATTTATGTAGGTGGTGATGGTACTTCTTCTAGTACAGCAATTACACCTATTGAAGCAGGCTTTAGTTTACAACTAATTCAACCCTCTTAAGGAGATGGAATGGCAAAGCTAACTCTCCTAGACATGACTCAAAACATTTTGAGTGCAATGGACAGTGACCCTGTAGACTCTATTGACGAAACAGTGGAAGCTGTACAAGTAGCCGAATTAATTAAAGAAGCATTCTTCTCAATTGTAAGCCAGCGTGACTGGCCTTTTCTATTTCAACTAGTACAACTTACAGGTTTAGGTGATACTAATAATCCCACTAAAATGCAGATGGGAGATACTTGGAATAAAGTTAAGTGGATTAAATATAATAAAAAAGAAATTGAATATTTACCGCCTGAAGAATTTAAGAATGTTATTGACAACAGAGTAGTACAGACAGGTGTGGTGAATAGTAATGGCTATGTCATTAATGCTGACCCACAATATTGGACTAGTTATGATGATGTGTACATTCATTTTGATGGATATGACTCTGCTGTAGAAAGCACCCTTGTAGGGGCTAAAACAAGCGTATACGCCACCGTTCAAGCAAGTTGGACTCACAGTGACTCTTTTGTTCCAAACCTCCCTGAGAAGTTCTTTCCTACCCTTCTAGCAGAAGCTAAAAGTCAAGCGTTTGTAAATTTAAAGCAACAAGCAAACAATAGAGAAGAACGTAAGGCAGCACAAGGTAGAGTTACTATGCGTAACGAAGCTTGGCGTAATGAGAACGGTGAAATTAAATATAACAGAAAAGTTAACTACGGGAGAAAGTAATGGCTAAGACACCTAAAGACTATCGTAAAATGGCAGACGATAAATCACTACCACAAGATGTGCGTAATCAATTTTTAGACAAAGCAAACGATATGGAAAAGAAAGAATA